CTGGCTTCTCCGCAGCACCTGTCAAAAACGAAGGCTCAGCCATCGCTTATGACAATGCTCAAGAAGCATGGACAGCTCGTTACAACCACGAAACTATCGCTTTGGGCTTCAGCTTAACTGAAGAAGCTATCGAAGATAACTTGTATGACAGCCTTTCAGGTCGTTATACCAAGTCTTTAGCTCGTGCTATGGCTTATACCAAACAGGTTAAGGCTGCTGCAGTATTGAACAACGGCTTCTCCACTGGTTTTAACGGTGGTGATGGCGTTCCTTTGTTCTCTGCAAGCCATCCTTTGGTATCTGGTGGTGTTAACAGCAACGTTCCTTCTACCGCATCTGACTTGAATGAGACTTCTTTGGAAGCCGCAGTTATTCAGATCGCTCAGTGGACAGACGAACGTGGCCTGTTGATCGCTGCTAAGCCTAAGAAGTTGGTTGTTCCTCCTGCACTCCAGTTCGTTGCAACTCGCTTGCTCGAAACTGAATTGCGTGTTGGTACAAACGACAACGACATCAACGCAATCAAGAACAATGGTTCAGTTTCAGAAGGTTACACAGTTAACAACTACCTAACAGATACAAATGCTTGGTTCTTGACAACTGACGTACCTAACGGCATGAAGCATTTTGTTCGTACCCCAATGAGCAATTCAATGGACGGCGATTTCGATACTGGTAACGTTCGTTACAAGTCTCGTGAGCGTTATTCGTTTGGATTCTCGGATCCACTCGGAATGTTCGGTTCCGCTGGAGCTTAAATACTCAAATCTCGTGAGGATTTGGAAGCCCACTTCGGTGGGCTTTTTTATTTATAAAAGTTGTTGCAGAAACCTAAAAATGTAGTAACATTGTGCAATCTGGGTTAATAGTCTATCAAACTGCCCCAGCAGACGCATACACGATTGGTAGACTGAACTTTGTATGAAGGAAAATTTATTATGGCAACATCTACTACCGTATCCGTATGGCGATCAACTGGTGGCGATCAAACTCGCACCGCTTATGCTGGCTCCATGGTTATGGCTGCTCAGTTTTATATTGCTAACACTGCAGCAACCTCCAATGTAGTAATTTCTTCTGCTTCTGGCGCTGCAGCCCTTATTCTGCCAGCTAACGCAGTGGTTACTGAAGTTATTATTTCTGGTGGCGCAGGCGGAAACTCTGCTGCTAACATAGGGTTTACCCCATTAATTAACGTTGGCCCAGGTCAAACAACTACTCTTGGCACAAACGTTCCAAACGCTTTTGTATCTGCTGGAAACGTAGCAGCTCGTACAGTGTTTACTGTAGCAACTGGTGGCACATCAATGGGTAACGTAGCTAACGCTACTAACTTGATCGTTGTTACTAGCGCTCAAGGCTCTGCTGGTGCAAACGCTGGTGCAATTACTGGTGACATCATTTATTACGTAGCCGACAACGGTCAGCAAAACGCTTAATTAATCTATGGGGCTTGCCCCCTGTTTAACCTTATTGGAGATTAATTATGGGTATGCAATATGACGTAAAAATGGTTCATGCGGATGCAAATGCACAAGCCATTACTGGCCCTGTTCGTGTAAAAGCCTATCAACTAGCACCTGGCGGTACTGCAGGTGAAATTCAGTTTTGGGACACGGCTGCTAATTCCGCTACTGGAACAGAACGCTTAACGCTAAACATCACTTTAAATACGGCTGTTATTTCTACACTAATACCAGGTGAAGGTATTCGTTTTAATGACGGTGTGTATATTGTGCTTCCAGCTAACGCATCAATAACAACGTTCTATGGCTAAAAAGAAAGGTGTCTCTCTTGCGATTGGCCGTGGTGAAAAGTTGCCTGTATCTAAGGGAGCTGGGCTTACCGCCAAAGGTCGTGCTAAATACAACGCAGCTACAGGCTCGAATCTAAAGGCTCCACAGCCTGAAGGCGGAGCAAGGAAGAAGTCTTTCTGCGCCCGTATGTCTGGTATGCCAGGCCCAATGAAAGATGAAAAAGGCCGTCCTACTCGTAAGGCAGCCAGCCTCAAAAGATGGAAATGTTAAACATGGAATTTACTATTTGGAACATCCTATTATCTGCAGCGGTAGCTGGTGTAGGGTATATTTTAAAGGACAAGTCAGACGAGTTAAAGCGTATTGACATTCTTTTAAACAAGACTCGTGAAGAGGTTGCTAAAGAGTATGTCACCAAGGTAGATGTTCATCTTGATATAAATAGAGTTCTTGATCGTTTAGACCGTATGGAGCAAAAACTTGATACAGTAATAAAAGAGAATAGAAATCATGCCTAGCAAATCTAAAAAACAACATAACTTTATGGCAGCTGTTGCTCACTCACCAGAGTTTGCAAAGAAGGCTGGCGTTCCTATGTCTGTTGGAAAAGATTTTAATGAAGCAGATAAAGGTAAAAAATTTAGTAAAGGTGGACGTAAAAGTGGATCAACCAATCCATCTGCAGCAAAAATTGCTAACCCAAGACCACATCATGGAAAAATCCAGCTTCCAAATGTTGGTATCAAAAAATATGCTGGATTTAAAGAGGGCGGAATTATGAAACCAGTAGACAAAGAAAAAAACCCAGGAATGGCTAAGTTACCTACAGCTGTACGTAACAAAATGGGCTATATGAAAGATGGTGGTATGGCTCATTCAGACATTGCTAAAGACAAGCCAATGATGAAAAAAGTTGCTGGCGAAGCCGTAAAAGGTCATGAAAAGCGTATGCACAAAATGGCTGCTGGCGGTAAAGCTGGCCAATTGTCCAAAGCTAACGGAATTGCTGTTAAAGGCAAATCTAAAGGCACAATGATTTCTATGAAAAAAGGCGGGAGCTGTTAATCATGGCTACTAAACCAATGCAAGATGATGAAGGCAATGTTGTAGATTCTCAAACTCGCAAGAATCAGCAGGGTTATGAGAACTACGAGCGTGAGCAGTCAGATGCCCAGCGTGAGCGTGAGGCAAAGGATGAGCGCATGATTGAAAAAGCACGCAAAGTCAAAGAAAAGATTAAAAGTGTTATGCCATTTAAACATGGCGGCAAAGTATCTTCCGCCTCTAAACGTGCTGACGGATGTGCTATTAAGGGTAAAACCAAAGGAAAAATGGTATGAGACCTAGCCGTGGTATGGGTGAAATTGCCCCATCTAAAATGCCTAAAGGTACTAAAAAAGCCCGCAGGGATAATACTGACTTTACTCAATATGCTGAAGGTGGCAAGGTCGGACTTTATGCAAATATTCATAAAAAGCAGGCTCGTATTGCAGCTGGCTCTGGTGAAAAGATGCGTAAGCCTGGGTCTAAGGGTGCGCCTAGCAAAGCGGACTTTATTAAATCAGCTAAAACTGCGAAGAAAAAATGAGCACAACAGGAACCACATCGTTTAATTTAGACGTAAATGACCTCATTGAGGAAGCGTTTGAAAGATGTGGTCGAGAACTTCGTACTGGTTATGACTTCCGTACCGCAAGACGGTCTTTGAATTTGCTTACTATTGAGTGGGCAAATAAAGGTATTAACCTGTGGACAGTTGAGCAGGGCGTTATTCCTATGGTTACTGGTCAGTCCATGTACCCATACCCAGCTGATACCATTGATATGATGGATATGGTTATCCGTAATAACAATGGTACGTCTAACCAGATTGACATCAATATCAGCCGTATTGCAGAGCCAACTTACATGAGCATACCTAACAAGCTGGCACAAGGGCGTCCAATTCAGGTGTATATCAATCGCCAGTCTGGTCAAGAAAACCCAACTAGCAGTGTTACTACCGCTAATATTTCATCTACAGATACAACAATTACCCTAAATACTACTGAGGGACTTGCTTCTGCTGGCTTTATTAAGTTAGATTCAGAGACTATTAGCTACCCAAATATCAATGGCAACCAGTTAATTAACTGTGCTCGTGGTCAAAACGGAACTACTGCTACTGTCCATACAGCAGGTTCAGTTGTAACCAATCAAAATTTACCATCCATTAATGTATGGCCTACTCCTAATGCTCCTGGCAATCAGTACACATTTGTTTACTATCGTTTGCGCCGTATTCAAGATGCAGGATCAGGTGTATACGTACAAGATATACCCTTTCGATTTATACCTTGCATGGTTGCAGGACTGGCATATCAGCTTAGCACTAAGCTCCCAGACATCATGCCAGATAGAATAATGATGCTAAAAATGGCTTATGACGAGTCATTCCAGCTGGCTGCAGATGAAGATAGAGATAAATCTCCAGTAAGATTTGTACCAAGGAATATGTTCTATGCCTAATCAATTTGCTTCTGGCAAGCACTCAATTGCCGAATGTGACCGATGTGGCCAAAGATACAAACTAAAGGAACTTAGAACACAGACGGTAAAAACTAAACTGTATCCAATTAAAGTTTGCCCAACTTGCTGGGATCCAGATCAGCCTCAACTTCAGTTGGGTATGTATCCAGTTAATGATCCGCAAGCGGTAAGAGACCCAAGACCAGATACAAGTTATCGCCAATCTGGTACCAATGGTCTGCAGATTAACTTAACTGGGGTTGGTCCTAATGGGTTAGGAAACCCAGAAATGGGTAGTAGAGTATTCCAATGGGGTTGGAATCCAGTAGGTGGAGCAAGGTTGTTTGACAGCGTTTTAACGCCAAATGACTTGATAGGTAACACACAAATTGGTACAGTAACAGTAAATATAACTTAGGAGTAAATCATGGGATTCAGAAAAGCAGCAGACGGCATTGAAAAAAAAGGTAAAACAGACGCAAAGGTTTTCCCAAGCGATGGCCCTAAAGTAATTAACAATGGTCCAAAAGCCAGCAAAAGTTCATTAAATATGAACATGAAAACTATGGGTCGCAATTTGGCTAAAATAGCTAACCAGAAAAAATCAGGAAGAGGTCGTTAATCATGGCTAAATTTTCTAAAAAAGTAATGGGTAAAGAGGTGGGTGATGCTCAAGTTTATGCTGAGCCACATACCATGGATGGCAAAGCTATGACTACAGCTAAAGACGCTGTTACTAAATCAGGTAACGGCGTAAACGAAATTAAGATGTCTGTAGGCGGTTTTTCTAAAAGCCAAAACGATGAAGTTAAGACTTCTGGTATCAAAATGCGTGGTGCTGGCGCAGCTACCAAAGGTGTAATGTCTAGAGGACCAATGGGCTAATGAATTACTCTGAACTTTTTACGCAAATACAGGCTTACACGGAAAACCAATTCCCTGAGACGTTTGTAGAAATAACTACTGGGGGCAGTCAGACTAACGTCAACTCTGTTACTCAGATTAACACCTTTATTATGCAGGCTGAAGAGCGCATATATAACACGGTGCAGCTTCCTTCTTTGCGTAAAAACGTTACTGGCACCTGTACTTCTGGTAATAAGTATTT